TAAGCCAGGCATCTATTTTGTTATCAACAGCTATGCTTGGAGAAAAATCAGAAAAGTCATCAGTGATATAACTCATTTCTAAAACTCCTTTTTCATTTCTTCTAATTTCTCCATAAGGAGTGTCTATAAAGTTTTTCACTATCTGATCTAATTTAGGCATAATACTATTTTTTAGAACGTTTTCTTTTTCTTTTTACAGGAACGCATCTATCCTTACCGTTCTTTGTACCAGCAAATCTATAACCTTTCCAGCAAGCTTTGCCATCTGCGCCCTTTTTTTTCTTAGTAGCCATTATTTCTTAGGTCTTCTTGGTTTTGGCTTTTTAACTTTTGGTTTTGACATGTACCCCATTAGTATCTAAATTTAGGATTATTACTGCGTGCTTTTTTTCTCATACAGGATTTGCACTTACAACCTTTTTTACAATTTTTACAAGACTTATGCATAAGGCAAATATAAAAAAATTTTTTTAGTTGTGAGGGAGTGATACCCTATGCTGTGCACCCCGTGCACTTCCTAAACTTTTAGGCTCCGCCATCTATTCTTTTCAAAATTCATTCATTTTCTAACTAATCCTATCTATTATGACAAAGGAACAAATACTCGAAGGAGTACAACTATTCGGCAAGCTTTCAGTACATGGAGCTAAAATGTGTAAACATTCTGTAACATACACATTCGGTGTAAACCCTGGAAAGCAAATCATTGCAGGCACAAAGTATGTGTTGCACAATGAAATGGTAAAAGATAAGGTTGCTAACGCAACTAAAGAGGCAAAAAACGTAGCTAAAGCTTGCGGAGCAATGTCTGTAGCAGCAATAGGTGCAATTTTAGCATTATAAACGCGAGTGTAAACGAGTGATGCACTCTCACACCCTATTTTATCACTCATTTAACCTAATTTTAATCACAGAACTATTATTTACAGCGATGTATCGCGATGCAATGTAGTAAAGAGATGTATCTCATGCGACTTGTAAACAATATACCTATGTATTTAGTAGTTCATTTAATCATTGGAGGACAAAACCATGGAAGAGTATTTATATTCTAAGAAAGAATTAATCGAAATTATTAAAGGTTTAGAAGAAGAAGTTGCTGAACTTAAATCTAAACTTGAAGAACCAAAATTAGTATCTAGACATGATGCAATCAAACATCTTGAGCAACAACTCAAAGATGATGGTTGTGAGTTTGTAGGATGCTAACGAAACACTGTAGGCTGCCTTCCACGACTTTAAATTCTGAGTTGCTCACTGTGAATTAATCACTACGATTAGTATACAGCTGGGCAGCCAAGAAAGTCGTAAAGAACAACTGTGCTATCTCGTATGGAGCAAGTTGCCTGATCCAATTATATTCCTATAAAAGTCGTCAACTATTTTCGTTGGGACTACAAATGTATAAAACTATTTATTAACTCGCAAAGAATTTTGCGGCTAGAGAAATTATTATGAAAAAAGTAATCGATTTATTTAAGTTCATTGGTGTATTATCTATGAACATAGTGTTGCTGTTTATGTATGCATTAACAGGCGACATTAGTATGCTTATATTATTACCACCTGCTGTAATATTATTAATATTAATCACTAAAAACTCATCGTTATGAAAAGAAAGGCGATACTTGTAGGCTCTAAAGATAGAGCTAAAGTAAAAAAGCGTAGAAGACGCATTGGACAAGCTAGTCCTGAAGTTATGCAATATTTAGCACAACAAACAGTAGAAACAGCTACTCAAAGAGCTGCTAGAAGAATTGCAAATGATTTTAAGAAATTAAATTTAGGTATAATATAAACACTAATAACTAATGTCTTACAGGTTAAAATAAAAGACGTTAACTAATCCTGAGAATGCGTATGGAAAATACAATTAAATTAATTAACTGGAAAGACAAGCACAATAACAAAAGAGTTGCAGTTGAAGTGCTTAGACCTGGCAAAAAAAGAGTTGTACTGTTTACAAACAAATGGGCTAAAATACCGTCTAACATATACAACCTTGGCTATAATGCTTTAAGAGGTTGGATAAGTAAACAAGACAATATGAGGCTTGTTAAAGTGTTTGAAAATGATAAAGAAATAAGCGTTAGTCTATTGACTAAAGATTATCATGACAAAGTGTATAACCAATATAATAAACTATAGAAATCATGGGAAAAGTTAAAACAGATTGGAAAGAGCAGTTAAAAAAGCTTAACAATAAAGAGCAAAAACAAAAAGAGAGAGAGCAAGCTGTTGTCTCTCTTAAAAATAAAACTGCAAAGAAAAATAAAGAAAAAGCTGTAAAGCTTAAATTTCTGAATGAAAACAGAATAATAGAACGCTTTAATAGCATAGAAAAAGATTTTGCAAATCTTATTGTTAAACTAGACAAAGCTCTATCATGAACTTAAAGAAAAATTTAGTAGACAAAGCATTTAACCTGTGTATTACAGGTTTTGCTATTGCATTGGGTACTGTGCTCTTCGCTTCAATTGTAAGCGTTGTAGCATCGTTCCTAATCGGGCTTGCACCTGTAGTAGCTGGTGCAATAGTAATAGGACTAATATATTATAGATTTAAAGAATAGTCAATAAACTTGACTTTTCATTTAGTTAATTTGTAAAAACAATAGTTATGAAAAACATGGAAGAATATTTGTTCTGGGATAACGACTATTCATTTAATGCATATATGCATGCAGATGAAGAAAAAAAACACGAAAAAGAATTAAAAGAAAAAGAAAAACTAAGAAAACTATCAAACGATCCAGAAAAACGTTTTGCAACAAGAATGCTTTTAAATTTTAAAAAAGAGGTAAATAATTTATTTGATGAGTTCCAAGAAGAACTTATAGAACAATCTAATTACATTATAAAAAAGAATAGTGGTTTGATTAGATATAGAGCAGGCTGCAGAAGAGGCTCATTTGATGGCACTATAAAGGGCATTCAATACGACACTCTTCGTTGTCCAATAAATATGACTTACGATCAAGCAATAAAGTTTTACAAAAAATACAGTCACATTGAAGGCTTGTATATTTGGCCAACAAATGACGATGGATTCGAAGGTCCTTTATATCAAGATAGAAAAGAAGTTGGTGGAACATATGTAAATAGAATAGATAAAACTAAAAAAATAGTTTATCCACCACATTACCCTGAAGAATTTATAAAACAATACAAAAAAGTATCAAAAAAATATAAAGAGAATTGGTAAATGACTAAAGATTTAGAATTTAAACCTACAGATTGGGGCGGACACGCAGCTTATGTATATATTGGAAACCACTATTCATTAAGTATTATATACGGTGGTATTGCAAAATGTGATGAAAACACTTTTGAAGTAGCCGTAATGTATAAACATGAAATAGATTATAAAGGATTTGGTGATCCTTTAGGTTATCAAACTCCTGAACAAATAGAACAATTAATTCAGAAGATTAAAAACAAGAACATGGAAAATAATGTAGATTATATTACACCTATTAAAGACAAACTAGACGAAAACATGCATTTGCATTGTTCTGTCTTTATAACAATAGGTAGTCAACTAGAAACACCAAGATATTACAATTTTCGTGAGTATGACGCAGAAAATAAAAAGATAAAAATACAAAGCACTCAAACAAATAGGTTATTCTTTTGGGTAGACATTAGTGATCAACCACAAGAATATATTGAACAAATAGAGTTTATGTATCCAGTTGAAGACTTTTGGGCTCAATTTAAAGAATACAGAACAAACTTTTTAAAAGAAAATTATCCAACTATAGACAGAAACTAATTATGAAAATGACAAACGCAGATTATTTTTACGAAACCGAAAGAAAAAAGGCAGAAGAAATAAGAATAAAAGAAAGAAATTACAAAAAAGCATTTAAAGAACCAGAACAACATTATGTTGCGAGAGATCTTTTAGAAGTCAAAGAAGAAATAGGTAAATTAATAGATGAACAATTACAAAATATCATAGATCAATCTAATTATATTGCAAAGAAAAATCTTGGTTTGATTAGATATAAAGGGAGTTATTACTGCCACGGTGCATCTTTTCCAACAAACATGACATATGATGAGGCAATAGAATTTTATCACAAACACAAATGTCGAACAGATTTAGTTATAATGCCAGTAAACGATGAAAGAGGTGTTGAAGGGCCTTTATATGCTGATGGTAATTCTTATCATGGATATATTAATAGAATAGATCCTGAAAAAGAAATAGCATGTCCTAGACACTATCCTCGTAAAGCCGTAGAACAACTAATAAAACAATTAAAAGAACAACAAAAAGAAGAATTATGAGCACACAAGAATTTTTATCAGCACAAGTTCAAGCTCTTCAAAAAAGAGTTAAAGAACTTGAAGCAGAGCTTAAATTAGAAAACGAAAATAAACGAAGTCAACATGTAAATTTATGTTTACAAATTGAAGACTTAGAAAAAGACTGCAAAGAATTAGCAGACGTAATCAGAGGCCTTGACCCTACAAATCCAATCTTACAAAATCTTATATTATGAAAAAAGAAGAAATTATATTACAAAGAATTGATAATATAGAAACAAATACAATTGTTAATAATACATGCGTAGACATGAGATTTAAACGATTAGAAGATAAAATTAAACAATTTGAAGACACAAAACATGAATTTTCAACATTGTGCAAAGCGATAAAAGATAAAACTATAACCAGAGAAATGTTAATTGCTTATGCAAACTCATATATACAAAGTCAAAATTTAGAACTATGATAGATCCAACAGAAATTAAAGACGTGCCCTGCAGTTGCTGTGGTGCATTTACACCAGAAGACGAATTATATGAAACAGACCACGATTGGGGTGTGTGTTATGAATGTGGAATAGAACTAGAAAAACTATGATTAAAGACTTATTAATAGACTGGGACGTTGCTGTCACAGAATACTACAATCAATTTAATAGGCACGAACTAGAGCTTATATACTTTGATTGGTTTGCAGAAGCTGGAAAAGAAGGCTTAGACAAAGACACTATGATGAAAGAACTTATCGAAGATGAGTATAATTATAGGATAAACGACACTGTTGAAGATTTAAAAGAAGAAATAGAATACTTACAAGAATATACAAGATTATGAAAAACAACAATAAAATAATAGCAGAGTTTATGGGTGTGTATTCTAAAGAAAATGGATATGATTACACTAAAATAGGTAATAAAGGTGTGTCATATCACAGATCTTGGGACTGGCTTATGCCTGTCGTAGATAAAATGGAATCAATGGGTTGTGTTGTAAAACATCATCACGGAGATTGCATTGTTTATAAGATAGACGAAAAAGAAAACTATAGATGTATAATAGAAATGATAGGATTAAATAAATTAGAGAGTACATATAAAGCAGTTGTAGAATTTATTAAAAACCAAGAAACATTATGAGTGTAGATGCAGGAATATTTATAGCTACAATATTAGCAATAGCATTTGTAGCTTGGGTGTATAAAGATAGACCAGAAGATAATTATGAAAATTAGAGAAGTTAAACGTAAAGCTATGGTTATAAGACCAAGTGGTAGGTCAACAGATTATATCACACCGTCTTTTGGCCACGGCTGTTTGTATAACTGCAGTTATTGTTACATGAAGCGTCACAAACCTACAGGTTTAGACGTTGCTAACAATTACAAAGACATATTGGAAAACATATTGGCACATAGTAGATTTGCTGACGCAGAAAAGCCTAATCAAACACATCCTGTGTACACTACATACGATATTAGCTGTAACGAAGACTTTGCGTTACATCTTAAATATCATAAGTGGCAAGAAATATTTCAGTTTTTTGTAGATCAACCTGACCTTATGGGCTCGTTTGCTACAAAATATGTAAATCCTAAACTGCTTGACTTTGATCCGAAAGGTAAAATCAGGATAAGGTTTAGTCTAATGCCACAAAGATTAGCAGATATACATGAACCAGGAACATCTAAAATACTTGACCGTATAAAAGCTATTAATCCTTTTATAGAAGCAGGGTATAATGTACATGTAAATTTTAGTCCAGTAATATTATATAGAAACTGGGAACAAGATTACGCAGAGTTGTTTGATATGCTTAATGATTATGTAGATTACAAAAGAGAAGTATATGCAGAAGTTATATTTCTGACGCACAATGCAAATAGGCATGAACATAATTTAAAAACAAATCCTAAAGCAGAACAACAACTGTGGGTTCCACATCTACAAGAAATAAAAACATCACAATATGGTGGTAAAAACTTGAGATATGAGAGAAACTTAAAAGCAAAATATATAAAAAAATTTAAAGAGTTACACGACTCTATAATTCCGTGGAACAAAATAAGGTATATATTCTAAAACTATCACAAATGACAGTAACAGTTTGGTTAAAACAAGAAGTTGTGCT